TGGTGTTGCCTTCGTGATCCCGGTAATACCGGCAGGGCTTTCCCTTGTCGTCGAAGGAAACAGGAATGGTCAGCAACTGAGCCAGCTTGCTCTCTGTGTCAATCGGATACTCGAAACCGGGGTAAAACGTAACCCCGGTCTCCGAGTCGTAGCATTGAATAACGCACTTAGCCTGAACAAGCATTACTGCTCGCCACCTGTCTTCGGCCCAAACCAGGCAACGATTGTTCCCTGAGTCGGAGTACCGCCGGTTGGGGCAGCGTAGAACCGCAGGAACTCCAGCACCGATGCGAAGTTGACAGGAGTAAAGTAGTGCGCCCCTGCTACCTGCATCTGCGCCAGAGTCAAGGTTCTGGCTGCAATGGGATCATTGGCTGAGGTGACAAGTGCCGCTGTCGCCGCTGAAGTGACCACCTGAAAGTTCACCGTGGTCAGATTGTTGAACGTCGAGTTGATGATGATGTGGAGACCAAGTTCCACTCCACCGTCTCCCACAACCTCTGGAGGGAAGGTGTAAACCTTCTCGTAGAGAGAGGGAAACTCGGCGAGGTATGGGTACGTAGACCCCGTCGAAGGAGCACCAAAGTCCAGTTCGATGTTCGAGTATCCGGACCCGGAGGCTACGTAGTTGGTTCCAACATAGGTGATGGCGTCCCCGTAGGTTCCGCCTGAGTTGGTGATCGGACCGTAAGCGGCTGCGGAACCGGCACCGTGGACATAGAGAACTGAGTCGGTAGCTGGCATTTTCCTCTCCTTATGTCAGTGCGGTTTCGGTTGACAGAATCTTTTCAGCAACATAGATCGGAATTCCCTGGAAGTCGGTGACCGAGTTTCCAAAGACATCCTTCATGTTGTCGCGGGAGAACATGCTGTAGGTATTGATCTTCTGAGAAACCGCACGAATGTCGATCTGAGTCTTCAAGTCGCGGTTGACCAGAATCACAGTACCCGGCGCCGAACCGCCCCTTGGGAGCCAGTTCTTTGCCTGGATGAACACATTCTCATCGAAGTTGTTGGTCGAGAGAGCAGTGGGATTGATGTTGCAAATCCTCTGCACCGAACGCTCGTCGGAGATCTGGATACCCAGATACCAGCGAAGCATGGTGCGAAGAACCTGATACATGTAGTTCAACCCAACCGCTCCGGTTCCTGAAGCAAGTTCCTTGGTCACTTCGCCCAAGTCCCTAACGCTCAGACCAGCCGGCGTATTTGGCGGGTAGATTCCGTAAATCGAATCGTCGCCGAACTCGATCATCCACGCCGAGGTACAGTTGCCGGTTGTCGCGCCACCGTTCCAGACGTTCGGCTTCCACGAGTTGTCACCGTTCGGATAGGATTCGAGGTTGTTGAACCGGGTCGCAAGGCCGTTGAACCCACCCGGGTTGGTTGCCAGAGATCCATAGAACAGCGTGGACTCCATCAACTGAAACAGACCTTCGATGTGGTTCATGTCCTGATCGGCACGCCATGCGTTCGGCTCGTTCTGGATTTCCCAGAGATCCTTGTCCACTTCCGAGTAATCCTCGAAGAGAGCCAGAGGATCGTTGATCGGCGCATTCTTCGAGGCGGTCGGCTTGATGCCTTCGTTGAAGCGGCGGGTCGAAGCGATGGGCAGAGAATCGGTGCGGGTGGCGATGTTCGAGAGAATGTTGTTGCTCGCTTTGAGCGGGAGCATCCTTACCAGCGGTGTCATGCGGTCAAGGATGCGCTTGGGCAGAACGAATCTTGCCCCTGCATCGGTCGAGGAATAGTTCTGAACTATATCGACCAGCGTGGAATATCCAAGCTGTGACTGGTCAATTGCCATAGCGGATCAACCTTTCTTCGGAGGCGCGGGGCTTTTGTCATAGTTGACAAACGCTTGAGGCTTGCTACCTATGCTCTGCTGCGCAACCGGTGATCTGTCTTCCCCAGTCAGGGATGCAACCTTCAACAACAGCCTGACAACTCCGAACCTTGCTTCGCTCGGAAGATTGGCAAACGTGGAGTCAAATTCGCTTCCCAGGTGCTTCTGGGTCATTCGCTTGGCCAGTTCAACGTTGGGTTCGTACTTGTCGCCCATCTCACTTCTGAGCTTCGTTTCCGCAGTCTGCATCTCAGTCTGGAGTTTGGCGTTGTGCGCCTCGACCATCTTCTGAATTGCTCCATTCCACTCTTGACTCAGGGACTTGGCCTGCGTTTTGGTCAGTCCATGTTTGTGAAATGTCTGCTTCCATTGGCTCGTCCATTCGGGAGCGTTCTTGTCCTCGCCGTCAAACTCGTATTCGCTGGGCTGTTTAGGTCGGCCTAAAGCATCGTAGTAGAGGTTTCTGTCCTCGTCGCTCGCGTTGTCCGGCAGTTTGGGTACATAGTCGCCCATCTTCTTCTCAAGCTCAGCAGCCTTCGCACTTACTTCAAGATGCTTCTGGGCAAACTCTCCCACAGTCTTGAAGGGTACAAAGGCTTCGTTGGTCTTGAGAGTATCTGGGAGGCCAGCACGCCATCCTAAAGACTCCGTTTGAACGGGGGTTTCCAGTACTGCTTCAGGCATATTCTGTTTCCGTTTCTTGATTCAAAGTAAACCGCTTAACCGTTTCTGTGTCAACCCATCTTTTTGGGAGGAGGAGGAGAGTTCTTGTAGTCGATCATGTGTTTGGGGTGGATATTGCTCTTTAATTTTCCCGCCTTCCACTTCGAAAAGGTCACTCTCCGGGAGTCGTCATCGTCATTTAGAACTGCCTTCATTGTGAGCCTCCATCTGCTCGATTCCCTCGAACCCAAGGAAGTCGCCGCAGAAGTGTTTTAACCTGCATCCGAAGTCATCCCAGATTTTAAATCCGCTTTGCTTGGCCCGAATAGAGAAGGCCCAGTCGTCCTGATACACCTTGCGATCCCGAATGATCGGGAAAAACAACCCGTAGTGAACCTCTCCGCTTCCGCACTGGTCGTCGTACTCCAGCTCAGGATAATCCTTCACCATCTTCTCGATCACAGCCCGCTTGATGGTCATGGTGTGGCAGGCGCCGTACTCTGTTTCAAAGACACCCGCGCTCTTGAACTTCATCAGAAACTCTTCTGCCGAGTTCACCCTGTTGGCAGGCTCAAGCCGATGCAGCGAGTTCTTGCGGTAGATACCGGAAACTATGTCCTTGTCAGCATTTACCAGACGGACAATCGTGTCCGGTGGGCAGACAACATCATCTGCCGCAATGAACAGATGCGTATCTTTCGAAGCCATGAAGTGAGCAAGGATGGGACCAAGATTCTGAAATCCGGGGCACCCCTTCCTGACCTTCTCAACACATATACGGAACCCCGCCATCTGTGCCATCTGGACAGCTACATTCAAAGAATCCATGGCCTCATCAAAGGGCTGATTGCGAGGAGCTAAACAAACCCTGACCACTACTGGCGATGCTGGCGAAGCGTGATACTCGCCCTCTTCTTGCGACGGCATTTAGAAAGCTGCGCTCCATTGTTCAATGTCCGTTTTGTTCATCACCAGAATTGCATGACTCCCATTTGCCACAGAGGTTCCAGTCTGACCTGTGACCTTTACGGTGCAGGCTGAACCGCTGGAGTTCTTCACGAAATACGAAGCGCCGGGGTTTGCCGCCGGGAAGTTCACAAGGTTATTGGTCGTCGAACTCATCGTGCCGATGACCAGAACCGAAGCCGCGGCCTGCTGAGCGTTCAGGGTCACGGAACTGCCGGCCTGAGATGCCGTCGCCACGTAGAGATCGATTTCCATGACGGCGCTCGCATTTCCAGCGCCGCCCGTCCCAAAGACTTCGGTAGGAATCCTGATCCCACCGACTGTGGGCCACATTACATTGTCGTAACTCGGTGCTGAACCTGCCATGTCCTCAGTCCTTTCCCATTCCTAGATACCGATAGAGCACATCGAATACTCCTGCGGTCCTTGCAAGAGTTACCGCGAACTGCATGTTTGCCATTGCAACAGGGTCTGTCGGGTCAATGTTATCTCCTAAATGTCCCTGAGTAAACAGTATGTCTGCCATTACCAATTTCCCCTCTGGAGTTCCAAAGACATTTTTGTACCTCTGTTGATTATCCCTGGCTTCCTGCTCCAGATCACGCGGCATCCCCGCCTCCCATCAGTTCCTTAAGAATCGACCCGGATTCTGGTTGCTTGGCAAGGGATGATGCAGCCTTGGCGAGAGGCGGGATGCTTTCAACCATCTGCTGCTGCTTGGCCTGCTGCTGAAGGTTCTGCATGATCTGAGCAAAGGTCTTCTCGTCGTACACCGTATCCACCGGTGCATTCACCGCGTCTCGAATCGTCCGCAGTATCTGCGGAGCATTGATGGCGTGGATGATCGTCGGGTCGATCTGCGCAATCTGAGTCGTGGCTGTGAGAAGCGACTGGATGTTTCGAACCGTGGTGAGCCGGGTCTGGGCCTGCGCCAGCATTCCCATATACATGATCTGAACGCCCTCATGGGCTGATTCAAGAAGGATGTCGGGAGGAGAAGAGATTCTTCCTGCTTCGGACTCGATGTGGAATACCCGTTCAATGATAGGGTTGAAGGCTTCTGATTGCAGGTTACCGACCCGAGTTCCTAGGATCGCCGCCTTCTCGCCCTGAAGTTCCATGACCTGTTCCTGAACCATGCGCTCGGACTTGCCCTGATTCGCGAGCTGCGACATCATCATAAACACGTCGGTATGGAAATGCTGGTTTACGATTTGCCGTATCCGGTCCTGATAATCGACAGTGAAGGGAAGGTTCTGAACGCCGTTGTGAAGCGGCTGGGGCATCCTTGCTCTGAGATCGCCACGGTTGGCTTCGACGTAGGTCACTCCATCCGGTCCGCGCTGAATAGCACCTCGTAAATCGGAGTAGGCAACCAACGGAGGCTCGGCGGCACGCTGGGCGGTAATCAGGTTGGTACGCCCCATCTGATTCAACTGAGCGATGGACACGAATGCGTCGTGAGCTGGTCCCCGTCCGTAGACTTCGTCGTTATTCTTTCTCCAGCGCCATGAGATCGTGGGCATCGAATCGTACCCACCTTCCTTGATGATGACGTTCTTGCTATCTGCAAGCGACGGACCAGACCTTCCCGGT